CGATGTACGTCTCCAGGTCGGCATCGCTGTACGTCGTCGTGGTCGGCTCGTCGACCATCCGGCGCAGCTCTGCCACCTGGGCTGCCGTCGCTGCCATAGGGCTCTCCTAGACGCTGATCACCGCCACACCGCTCGCCAGGTCGGCGTCGGGCGTGCAGGTCACCAGGTCGTCCGAATCGTTGTACAGCTCGACCGGGAACGGTCCCATCACCCAATTTTCGCTCGCCGTCACGGTCACCGTCCGCGTCGCGCTCTGCCCGTCGAGCGTCTGCTGGATCGTAAACACCAGCGCCAGGGCACCGGCATCGTTTTCCACGTACAGCACCGTGTGCCCGTCGTTGGGAAACGTAAACCCATCTGCGCTCGTCACACTCTGCAGGCTCACCTCTGCCCCAGCGCGCCCAGCGCTCTGTGCGGTCAATGCTTCTGTAGCCATACTCTCCTCCTATGATCCCCCTCCCCCGCCGCAGCGGAGGAGGGGACAGGGGAGGGGCTTATCCCTACCCTCTATTGATGGATGTACTCGACATAGTAGGTCCCAACCAGGCCCGCCAGCGACGCGCTGGGGGTCACGGTCAGGTACTCGTCCGAGCCCCACTCGACCACGGCAGCCGCCACGGTCCCGTCGACACACTCTTCGATGTTGTCCTTGAGAATGGCTGCACTGCCCACGTCCACGCCGTCGAGCAGCTCGTCGTTGCTCGTCCCGGTAGCCGCCACGCCCGCGTCCACGTTCGCGGCACCGGTCGCCTCGGTCGTGATGTTGATGATAAAGCGCGTGATGATCAGGTCCGCCCCTTCTGGGTTGGCCAGATTCAGCGCGTCGCCTCCGGTCGTGGTCGTTGCAGCCGTCAGACTGCCGTACAAACACCCTTTGCCTTGTGACATCGCAAAATCCTCCTAACGTACGTTCATCGACCCGGGAGCAGAAATGCTCCTAGGTGATCATCTCGACGGCCACGCCTGAAAGATCCGCGCCCGTCACGGCGTTCATATTGCCCATCACCACCCCACGGTCGCCCGAATCCCACGCGGCCGCGCCATACCCGATACAGTCCTTGAGGAAAATCCGCGCCGGCCGGTTGGCCGCCACAGCCGGGATGACGAAACCGCTGGTCATCTCGAAATTCTCCTTGTTGGTGTTGGTGAACAAACAGTTGTCGAAAATGGTGTACCGGTCGATGCCCGTGCCATCGGCCACCTCGAGCCAGGCCGCGCCCGCGTGTCCGGCCAGCATCGACACGTGGCACTTTCGGAACACATTCCGCTGTGCCGAGCCGTCGAACAGAATCCCTACCATCCCCGTCGCTGCCGCGATGGTGTCCACGCCGATCGTGCAACCCTCGAACAGGTTCTCCTCCGCTCCATTGAGCTTGAGAGAGGCCCCGCCGTTGATCGCCATCGTCGCGTGCCCACCGCCGGCAAAGTGCACGTTGCGGAAATAGTTCCGCCCGCCGGTGACCTGGACGTTGATCAGGCTCGTCGCGTCGTCCACGCCCTGGAAAATGTAGAAATTCTGGAACATACAGCCCGTGGCCGTAATGTTCAGCAGCGGGCTCGCCCCGGTCAGCGTCGAGGTCTGAAAGACCCTCGCCCTTTGCGCGGCCATCGTCGGCGCGCACCAGCCGATCAGGTGCGTATAGTTCTTGTCCCAGGTCAGCGCTGCCGCCAGATTGTTGCCGCTCGATCCGGCCAGGTACAACACCACGTCGTGCTGGTTGGCCACACACAACGCCTCAGCCGCCTCGATGCTCGCCAACGGCTGGGAAAAACTCGTACCCGGATTGCTATCCGAGCCGTTGGCCGGGTCGACCAGGTAGATCTGGCTGTTCGGCCCACGCGGTACGCCCAGGCTCACCAGGTACTCTGATACTGCCTTGGGAAACAGTCCCATCGTTCTGTCCTCCTCAGTCTCGGGCCTTGCCCGTCGACTAGATAGTTGTGTCGTCTACGCCGTCAGCACTGCAAACGCGCAGCGCGTGGCCGCCGTCGAGTTAATCCGGTTGATCGGGTTGGGCAGCGCAAAGCCGAGCCGGATCACGGCCCGCAGCGCAACCATATCCTGCTGTGCCAGGTTGTACACGATGTTCCCCGAGGCATCCTGGATCACGGCCTCGGTCAGCACCTTATAGGTGATGTCCTGGCGGAACGCATAGACCAGCTTGGACCAGTCGCCGGCAAAGAGCAGTTCGCTGTTGCTGGCGCCGCCAAAGGCCCCGTTCTGCGGAAAGCGGATCGGCTCGCCGTCCAGCTCGTAGCGCGTGCTGTCCTGCATAGAGCGCTTGAAAATCGGATTGCCGTCGCTGTCCCGGCAGTTGCGCAGCTTGCCGCGCATACTGAGGTCGGCGACGTGCCCGGTGGCCATATACCCGTCGGCCTCGATCGACATCAGCACGCCGTCCGTGCCACCTGGCGTCTCGCCCAGCAGCGCCTCGTACAGGTCGGTGTACCCGGCCAGGCTCAGCCGGTGGCTCGCCGTGTTGGCCACGGCAGTCAGCCCCGCGCCACCCAGGTTGGTGCTCCAGGTCGTCGGGATGTTGGTCCCAAACAACACAGCCTGATCGATCGCCAGCCCGAACGCTTCCTCGATGCTCGGCCGGATCTCGCCCCAGATGTCGTAATCCTGGTCATCCAGCACCGACTCCGGGATCGGGACGATCACCGCGAGCTCTTCGACGTCGATGTACTTGTTTTCCCAGTTCACCTCGCTGGTTTGCTTGAGGCCGGTGTCGCCGGTCACAAAGTAGGCCGTCGCCAGCGCGCTCATCACCCCCAGGCGCTTCTGTGCGCGGCTCATATCCGGCAGCCGGCGCGACAGGCTCAGCACCGCGCTCTGTTGCGGCGTGGTCTTGAGAATCTCGCGCGACACCTCTTCAGGAATCAGTGCCGCGGCGTCGGTCCGTGAAATCAAACTATTGTAAGCCACTGTTGTGCTCCTCTACCCTCGTCCCGCTTGCCGCCGGATGAACGCATTCATCCCCTGCGCCGCGGGCGGGGTGCTCGTGCCGCTGCCGGCATTGCCGGGCGGCTGCTTTTTGGTCCCTTGTCCGAATAGCTCCGGGAACTGCTCCTTGAGCACCGCCCAGTTCACGTTGCCCCGCCGGTCGAACGCCTCGACCTCCTGCGCCGCCAGCCAGGCCAACCGCGGGCTGCCGCAGCCGATCTCCGGCTGCGTCGCCTGCTCGAAAAAATCGGCCCGGCGGTTCGCCACCTCGATCTGTCCCGTGAGCTGCTCGAGCTGCTGGCGCGTCTCGCTGCCCTCCTCGAGCCTCTGCGTTGCCTCTCGCAACTGCCTGGCCAGGTCCTGGTGCTGGTCGCGCTCGCTCTGCAGCGCGGTTCGTAAACCCTGGACGTGCTGATCGTACAATCCCCGCTGTTCCTCCGGCAGTGCCGCCAGCACGGTCTCCCAGGTCGGTTGCGTCCCGCTTCCCGCGCCTTGATTGCCCTGCTGGTCGTTCTGCTGGTTGTTCTGTTGATCGTTGGTCCCTGGCATCTCGCCCCCTCCGGCCTCTCGCCGTTATTGATTCGCGGTCGCCTCTCGCGCCCGCGCCATTCCCTATGCTGCCAACCGTGTCAGCGGTGTGGGCACGATCCCCGCGCCCCACACCGGGTCCTCCGTCCGCGTCACCAAATCGCCAAATCCGAACGCCCCGGCTTGGTACGCATCCAACCGGCTGCGTCCGAGGATCGATACCTGCGTCGCTTCCGGCTGCTGCCTGAACCAGGCCTCGCCCGCCGTCCACTGCACCGCCGGCATATTTTTCACGATCGGCACTCCTGTGCACCGTCCGCTCGTGTGGTCGGGCAGCGGTTCGTCGATCGAGTAGACGTGGCCCTCGTCTGCCAGGCACGCCGCGCACACCCGTCCATCGTGCGCCGCCAGGCGCCGCTGTCCCGTCACCACCCCGCTCGCCTGCCACTGATTGCGCCCCGACTCGCGATAGGCCCGGATCTGTTCGCTCCGTGCGATCTCGAGCGCTTTGTTCAGGCCCCCGGCCAGGTCGTCCGCCATATCGCGCGCCGTGCGCCGCGGGTTCCGGCCCTGCGCCGTGCCCTGCACCAGCGTATCGACCGCCCGCGCCCACACCTGGGCCGCACTATGGCTGTCGCCCGGATCGAAGCGCAGCCGCAGCTTGAGCAGGTCGCCCACCGGCCTGCCATCCCCGGCCAGGCCGACCAGGTACTCGACCGCTTCCACCGGCAGCCGGTCAAAAAACGCCCCGAACTGCCCGCCCGACTGGTATGTTAATTCGACACTCTGCGCGTAATCCTGCAGACCCTGCCTGACCAGTACCCGCTGCTCGTCGGTGATCCGCCCCGCGGCCCACTCGCCATAGCGGAGGAATTCCTCCTCCGCCTGCTCTCGTAGCCGCTGGTACCGCTCCAGCCGGTACAGCGCCGCCGCGCTAATCGTCTTGCCCTCGCGCTCCCGTTCCGCAAACTCGAGTGCCAGCGCGCTGATCTGCGCCTCCAATGCCCGCTCGACGCTCAGCCACTGGCGGGCCATCTCCTCCATCTCGACGGCCTCTTGTGCCAGCAGCCGCATTTTGAACTGCCTGCTGGCCACCACCACCAACGGCTCGGGCATCGCTAGTCCGTCTCCTCGTCGCCGTCATCGCCCTGGTCGAATCGGCGCTGCTGTGCGACCAGGCCCTGGGCCAGGCTGGCCACGTTTGCCGCCTGCGCCTTGGCCTTCTCCTGGAGGATCTGCTCGATCTCGGCCGCGCTCTTGCCCTCCTCGCGCAGCGTCGTCTCCAGCGGGATCCCGCTGTTGTTGTTATACTGCCGGATCTCGGCCCGCGTCAGCGGCTGGATCGTATTCGGCGGCACCCACACCGGCACAATGCCCAGCGGGTCCACCGTCTGGCCGTCCAGCTCGAGCAGGAACGCCGCCAGGTCCTGCCACGTCCGCGTGAACCGCTCGATGTACCGCGTGACCTTTTTGATCAGCGGCCCCTCGAGCGCGTACAGCGCCTCCCCGCTGATCTCGCGCTGGGTGTCCTTGAAAAAATAGTGTTTCGGCGTCCGGCTGACGATGCCGATACTCGTGGCCAGGTTGTCGATCCCCTGCAGGAAATTGTCCAGCGAGGTTTCGCCGAACTCGCCGACCGTCGTGTCCTGGCTCACCCCATCCGCGGCCGGAATATCCCAGATCTCGTTGGGCGCGTTTTTCAGCGTGCCGATCTCGGCGTTGGAAATGATATAGCGCTGTTTGAACGCGCCGTACTCGGCGGCGACCATCATATCCGCCAGCAGCTTGTTCACCGCGTCCTGCATCGAGCGCACGCTCACGCTCAGCTCGCTCTTGTTCGTCGACCGGCTGCGCTGCAGGTGAAACACCGGGATCCGCCCGAACGGGTTTTTGGGCCACTCGACCTGCTCCGGGTCGACCATCTCGCCCGTCTCCGGGTCAATCGCCCGGAATCCGTTCGCCGAATCGGGCAGCCACGTCGGTGCGTTCTCTCCCGATCCCGTCGCCTCGTAATATTCGACGTGGTCCGCGTAATAGAGCGTCAGCCGGTAGCGTCCCGCGTCGGTCCGCCACCACTTGGCCGCCCAGCGCATTAGCCTGGGCCGCTCCGCGTCGTACTCGACGTGCACCATCCGCGCGTCGTTATAATAGGCATCGATCGGTCCGTCCGCGCTCTCCCGCCAGGCAATGATAAACGCCTCGTGCGTCACCAGCGCGTCGAGGTGCGCGTCGTCGCTGTCCAGGTTGAGCTGCGTCTCGTACCACAGCCGGTTCAGGCGCTCTGTCAGCTCTTCGTTCTCGCGGACGATAAAGCTCGGCAGGTCCAGCCGGTCCATCACACTGTCCACGATCACCGTGCACCAGTTCTGCTCGAAATGCGCGTCCAGGAGGCGAAACGCCTCTTTCAGCCGGGCCGAACTGTAGACGAGCGGCTGTGGCCCCTCATAGTACCGCCACAGGTCCGTGTACGCTGCCTGCTTGCCCCGCAATGTTTTGACGGCTTTTGCCAGGTCTGTCGCCATACTCACCCCTGGTAGCTCCGCGCCTTCTGCTTCTTTGGCTTCCGCTTCACGATCAACAGCGCCAGCATATACGCCACCGACCGGTCGTCGTGCTCGCCCTCCGGCGCTTTCAGTGTCGAGCCCTCGATCGAGGCGATCTGCAGATAGGTCGCCTCGCTGTGGACGATCGTCGTCCCGTCCCGGAAATGATCCGCGCCATTGTCATAGAGCATCGCCTTGCCGCGCGTATTGCTCAGCCAGCCCGGCTTCCGGTCCTCCCCCACCATCACCTTCAGCGGTGAATTGTCCCGCAGCCAGAGCAGCACCGCGTGCCCGTGGTTGTTCCGTTCCACCATCAACGGCGCATTGTTGTACCACTGCCCCAGCCGGTGCGCGTAATAGGCAATCGTGCTCGGCTCGAATTTCCCGGCGAGCACGCACACCTCTTTGCCGGTCCCCAGGTCCAGCACCACGATCGCGCTGTCGTCGCTGGTCGGGTTCCCCTCTGCCGGGTCGACCCCCACCCCGTACCGCCGTCCGGGTTCTGGCGGCTCGTAGACCTCCAGGCCGGGAATGGCCGGGGCACCGGCCACATTTTCGAGCGGTTTGCGCTTGTCGTAGCACCGTTTCAGCCACTCAAACGAGATCCGCTTGTTCAGCGTACGCGCTGCCAGCGCCTCTTCCTCTGTCGCCGGGTACTGCTCGTGCAGATCGTCCAGGCTCCCCGTCCGGTCCAGCGTCTCCGCCTTTTCCCGCGCGTACCACGCATCGTCCCGCCCTGGGTGCGCGTACCACGGGCAGAAAATCGCGTTCCACCCGTTCCCCTCGCGCGCCTCCCGCCGGATGTGCAGCTTGCCCGGCCGCTCCGGGTCCCACTCCACCGTCCCCTTGCTCGATGCGCCCTTGTAGAGCTGCTTGAACTCGGTCTTGGGCCGGTCCTTGTCCACCCGGCTGACGATCGTCATCGAGCCCCCGCCGTCGATCGTCGGCTTGACCGCCCGCATCAACGCGTTCTGGTCCGGCACCAGGTCGAACTCGTCGAGGATGACGTCCGTCATTGCGTACGCGTCCCCGCCCGTCGTCGGAAATGCCCTGGCCACCGAACCATTGCTCAACGCAAACGTGTGCCCGTCGCTCTTGACGATCGAGGCCGCCTGCAGGAACGGTGGCAGTCGCAGGTACATCCCCTTCAGCCGCTCGTCGCCCAGCATATACACCGCCTCGTCGTCGCGCTTGCTGAACACGCCCACCTTGGCGATCGCCCGGAAGAGCATTTTCCACAGCCCGTTATAGGCCAGCGCCAGCCAGGAAAATCCCTCCTGCCTCGCCTTGAGGATGACGTTCTGCGGGTAGTGATGCAGGTCGAGCAGCGCCCAATATTGCATCCGCCACAAATGAAACGGGATCCAGCGCTTGTCCACCTTGTCGTAAATGGACACGTAGTGGTGGACGAAATACGCCGGCTTGTTCCGGCACTTGACCGCCTCGACGAGCTGCGCATCGGGCGTCATCTCGTCCAGCCAGCGCTCCCGCTCCCGTTCGCCGGACAGCTCGTTCCAGCTAGCCATCCTCGAACTCGGGCTCCCAGTCCTCTAGCTCGACCTCGGCCTGTTCCTCGGCCTGCGGCATCTGGTCCGCTGTGATCGCCCGCTGCCGCAGGTTC